AGCAGCTCAAAGATCAATCCAGTGTTTTTGTACTTCGAATGCTTTATTTTCATGAGTATGCTATTCTACTAATATAAATATATGTTACTGCCCTAAATCCTTAATATTGCTTTCATCTAGCAAATTAGACTCTTGCTCTTCCTTTTTCTCAAAGATTAGACTCTTCTTAGCAGTAAAGATATCTTGATTTTGGTAGAACACTGATTTAGTTGTAATATTGTTAGTTTTTGCTTCTTCTGTAACGTTTATAGTAGTATCCTCTTCGTTATCGTACCCACCATGCATATCATGAGTACCTAGTCTATCTCTACCAAATGGACTGTCTTGGGTACCGTAAGTAGAAGCATGTACTTGAGGTCTTCCTTCCGGGTTACTTTCATCATACCCAATAGGAATCTTAGGACCGTCAGCACCCCTTCTTCCGTAGAAGGATGCAAGGTCATGAGGGGTACCGTAAGTAACTCCAGATTTAGCTGGGTCGTTACCTTCGTTTTCAATCTGAGCGATTCTAAAGGCCCTCTTACTATCTTCTCTAACTAGATCTCTCTGTTCGTTGTACTGATCTTCAGAAAGATTAAATACGTTTTCGTAGATATAGTCTGTAGAGAACATTTTAGAGTCTACCATCTGCGAGGCTAGGTCGATCTTCTCTTTCATAAGAGCGATCTTCTCCTGTTCGTAAATAATAGAAGGAGTAGTTAACTTGAGCTCGAAATTAGTTAAACTTTCGTTTTTATACCCTTGAGTATAGAGGTGTACTAAAGCAATCTTAGTTAATTCAGATTCGATGATTCTCTGGATGCGTTCGATTGTTCTTGCGAATCTAATGTCTTCTGCAGCCAATGTCGCTTTACCTTGCAAATCTCCTTCGTAACCAAAGTATGCTTTAGGCACTTTAAGTGCAGCAAACATTTTGTCTCTTAAGTATTCAACGTCGTTTGTACCGTCGTACTCTAAGCCTTTTGTAGTATCAATACGGGTAGTAGCATCTCCTCCTCTAACTGGGATGTAGAAATCCTCCATCATGTTCTGCATGTTGAAACGCAGATTATATTGACCTGTTTGAGGGTCAACATAAGGAGTCTTCTTCATACCATTAATAGTCTTTTGCATGAACTGCTCAACTTCAGCTGGTGGAATTTGACCTACGTTAACATAGAATACTCTCTTCTCAGGAGCTCTCATGATACGGTGAATCAACATCGCATCTTCCATCAAAGTTAACTGCTTAAAGATCTTTCTAGCAGGTTCGATATAAGAACGTCCATAAGGTAGGTAGTTGGTATCTGATAGTAGACGGAAGTGGGCTACTTCGTAATTATCTAATTGAATGATCTTATCCTTGTGCCTAGGTATATAGTTTGGATCTGTAGAGGAAGCGATTCCATCAGGATCAATAGTAAACATTACCTTAGCCGGCTCGTTAGGGTCTTGGCTCTCATGCCTTACCATACTATAAACAGTATACGGTAGAACGTTATAAACACCGAACTTTTCAGCAATCTCTAACTTTAAGAAGAAATCACCGTACTTGACCATATTACGAGTCCAAGACCAGAGATTAAATTCAATGTTAAGAACGTCGTAGAAAAGATTAGTTAAGATCTTCTTAATGTTTTCGTCTGAGGTCTTGATAGTAAGTATGTCGCCCATGTCGTTTTTAAGACATGCTTCATCAGCTAAGATATCTAAAGCAGAAGCAATAATTGGATCTGTATCCATTGCTTCATAATCCGAATATAATTGAATTCTTAACGTCTGGTAGTTAAGGTTCGGGTTAAAGATGTTCTTGTTGTTGTAGATGTATAAACGAGAGAAACGATCTACTAGTGAGTTTGTCTCATAGCGACCGGTACTCTGAATATGATTAACGTCGGCAATCTTAAGCTGATTACCACCAACGTTTCTAATTACTACGTCGGTAGAAAATAATCTCTGTAATCTACCAAATAAAGAAGTATCAGCCATTCAAAATGAGTTTATATATAAATAGTCCTATCGGAACAACCAGGTAATATCTTCGGTCCCATGCGGAGTATCTATATTATACGGATTTTTTTGCAGACTTCCAACATTATATACGGCTGATTGTCGATTATTTAGGTTAGAAATAGCAGATAAGTTAGCTCTTGATAAATCCATACCTTGTTGACGTAACCTTAATGCCGTATCTCTAACATAGAGTCCTGTAGCGAAAGCCATTACCAAGTCATCGTTATAGTTAGTTTGTGCCTGTGCTTTCCCGTTCTTCCATACAAATACTCTCATCTCTTTTAAGAGTCTTTGAGATTTAACAGTTACAGATCTTTCTCTAATATAGTCCATCATCTTAGCGATAACTAAAGGACGGGTACGCATGGACATTGTGAAGCCAGGAACTAAGTTTCCTCGTTCCATCTTATTCATATATGACTCTACAGTATCTTGTTCTGATTTAGATGAGTAGTACAGGTTTTGGTATTCTCTTTCTATAATTTGCTCAATAGTAGACCATCCAATATTAGCATTCTCTACTACAAGTAGGGCATTGTTATACTCAGTAGCAACGCCTACTAACATATTACCAAAGTCTTTAGGAGGTACTTTACTTTTAAATTCTGCTACTTGCGATGCTGCTTCTACATCAAACACATGGAAGGTAGAATAGTCTTGTCCGTCACCTCTAGCAACGTCGGCTACCACCATGTAAGATTTCATATAGTCTGGGTATTCCCATATCCAGTAATCACCAGTTACTCCTCGCTTCTCCATAGGGTCTTGCTGAGAAGTGGTTTCCATGTAAACTAGATCTTCAGGTTCAAATACGGTGTCGCCAGATGATAAGAAGTCACAGTCACATTCCTGAGCTGCCATTCTTGGACCTAAGTCACTATCTTGTTGGTCTCTCCATGCTTGAGTCCTCTCAGGATGTACTGTCCATGGCAATTTAATTGGAACGAATGAATTCTCTCCTGTTTCTGCTTTAGACCACGTTTGGTGGAACCAGTTACCAATACCATTAGGAGTGGATAAGGCCATACATTGACCACCGGTTGCAAGGGTTTGTTGTGCTGCTGCGAACGTTTCATCGATATTATCAATGAATGCAGCCTCATCAATTAAGAGTAAAGATACAGCTTCTGAACGAGCAGCATCTGAGTTAGATGATTTAGCGGATATCCTTGAACCGTTTACTAATCTTAAGGACAGTTTATTTTTTTCTACTGCCTTTAACCTTAGCCAGCTAGGAAGCTGATCGTACATAAATTGCACCTTTGTTACAAGGTTACGTGCAGTAGATTGTGTAGTTGCAAGAGCTAGGACGTTCTTATCTTTATGAAAGAGCATCAACCATAAACTATATCCTGCAGCTAAAGTTGAGATACCTAACTGCCTGGATTTAAGAGTAATTAGATATTGGTGATCTCTAAATAAGTAAAGTACTTTGTCCTGAAATGGGTAAAGATTAAATAGAATACGTCCTCTTTGAGGATGCTGAATATAGCAATACTTTCGCATAAAGTATGCCGGATCTTTGGCACATTTAGCGTATTCCTGTATTACTATCTTTTTTACATCTTGATCACTCATAATAGGACTAAGGCAACTGTTATAAGCCCTCCAGCTAGTGTACCGCCAAATAATCCTTTAAAGAAGTTACCTTTTTTATCTTTCTTTAAAACTTTTATTTCGTCGTCTTTTAATCCTAGCTGACGATCTTTTTCTTTTATAACTCCTTCAAGGTTTGTTGTTTTGATGTTTAGGTTTGTAATCTGTCCGTCTTTAGCCTCAATAGCGATCTTTAGATTAGAAATATCAGCTTTATAGCTAACGATCTCTTTCTTAGCTAAGTCGCCGGCTTCTAAATCGCTGATAATCTTACGAACCATCTCATCAGGAAAACAGATGAGAGTATCTCCGTTAATTACCGTAGCGCTCTGTGAAATAGCTGGCAAGCTCAGCAGTAGAAAGCTTGCTAAGCTGAGCCATTTTACGATTGAATGCATCTCTTTCCTGTTTACGTTTTTCTTCTTCTGAGTCTAAAGCCGCTAAAGCACTATCGGCTTTGGCTTGTAATAAATCATTCTGAATATCCAGTACTGCAATATGGCTATTAAGTGAATCAATTCTAGCTTGACTTTGCTTTCTTTGATTTTCTAACTGCTCATAGAATGCTTTTTTGTATGGATTGTAAAATCCAGT